CGAGACCGTCGGCGAGGTTGTAAAGCGAGGAGGCGGTGTCGGAGAGGTCGCCGCTTTGTAGGGCGCTCGTAAAGTCGAGAAGTTTTTCGGTTCCGTCGGTGACGACCGGCAGAAGCTCCGTCCCGATCTGCTCTTTTAGTTCGCCGAACCGGACCGTGAGGTTCTCCATCTTCCCGGCCATCGTTTCGGCGGCGGCGGCTGCGGACCCGCCGAACTTGAGCGAGAGTTCTTCGGTGACGGTCGCAAGGTCTCCCGAGTTGAGGGCCGCCGACGAGAGGCCGAGACCGAGACGGCCGAGGGCGGAGGTCTGCCCCATCGAAGCGCGGGTTAGTGCCTTTACGACGGTTTCGAGGTCGACGTTCCCGCCGATCGAAACATCGGTAGCCAGCGAGAGGAGGCGCTGCGCTTTTGTCATGTCTCCAGTCGTGCGGACAAGTGTCGCGAGCGCGGGGCGAAGCTTGTCGTCGACGATGTTCGTCGCATACATCAGCGTTTCGATGTAGGACTCGGCCGCCTTAACCGCCTGCTCGTTCGCGCCGACTGTGTTTTGTAGAGACTTGGCGAGGACCGCTTGCGCCTTCTGGTCGTCCATCGCCGCCTTAACCGACGAGATAGCGAATTGTGCCGCGGCCGAACCGACGACGCCGTAGGCAAGCGCAGACGCTTGACTCCACGCGGCCTGCGCTTTGCCGAACGCGCTTAACTCTTTCGAGGCGTCTTGCAGGGATTTACGGAGCGGCGCGGTGTTCCCGCTTACGACGACGCTAATCCCTCTTGCCCGAGCCATGATCCGAGTCTACTTTCGTTGCGAGCGCTCGGCCTGAATAGCCCGGATGTCGGCCATGAGGTCGTCGTGGAAGTTGGCTTTAGTGCCGGGTTTAATGCTCTTCCCCGGATCGTTAAGAGTCGTCTTCGGGATCTTCGTCCCGTCGAGGCCGTGTCTGTCTATGAGGCCGTAGATGCGTTGCGCGTAAAGGTCGTAGACCTCTTGCCGCCTCGAGTCCATCGCGTCATAGATAAACGGCTGCGGCTTAATGCGGCGGGCGGGCCAGCCGAAGTGAATCGGCCCTGCGTAGGGGACCGCGGCCGAACCTGCGCGAACGCGACCCGAGGTGCGGGTAGCGACCGCACGGATCGAAGTGGCAAGCCGTCCAGAGCGGACCGGGACGTAACGCTTCGACCCTTCGACGATGACTTCGGCCGCCGCCTTATGCGTCGGTTTCATTTCATCTTTAAGGTCGTCGGACATGGAAGCGAGCGCTTTCTGCGTTTCTTTGAGGCCGACGATCTGAAGCTTCGAGCCTTGCCCGGACGCGACGCGGTAGCCGTAAGTCCCGCTAGCCATTAGGGATTTCGGCCTCGTTGAGAAGCGCCCAGTCGTTCGGCGGTTGCGGAATGAGGAAACGGATCATGTGCGAGAGGATGTCGGGCGGAGTGTCGAGTAGTTCACGCGGCGCGATTCCAGTCTTGAGCGCTAGGAGGGCGAAGAGTTCGGCGGAGCCTCCGCCTCGGTAGGGTTTCCGTCGTCGTCCCCTTTCGAGTAGCGGATCCCGGCGACTTGGTCGATCCATTTCTCGAATGTTTCGCCGAGGCCGATCGCCCCGCCTTTGAGCGCGGCGTAATAGCCGAGCCGGTAATGCCAATGTTTCGGGGCGTCGTCGGCCCATAGTTTGTCAAATGTTTCGGTCTCTTTGTCCGCCTCGAAGGCGTACTCGACCGACGGCCAGACGGGGAATGTTCCCTCGCGGCCGTCCCTGTGCCGGACGGTTACGAGAAGCACAAAACTACGCTACGGCTTTAGCGAGTGATCCGCCGGTGAACGAGACCGACATCGAGGCGAGGTCACCGACCGAACCGGCGACGGGCTGGGTCGCGGCGAGGTAGGCGTCGGTAATCGTGTACGACGGGTTCGTCGCGCTCGTGGCGGCCGATGTCGGCTTGATTACGACGGTAGTCGTCGCGCCGACGAGGGCGTCGAGTGTGGCCGCAACCTGCGACGAGGCGAAGTCCTGATTAAAGGTGACGTCGCACGAAATGTTCTGAAGGCCGCCGGTGAACTTGTGGCCGGTGGCTCCCATCGCGGTTACTTCGACCGAGTCGTACTCGTAGTTGAGGGTTACCGAGGTGACGTAGGCCGAGAGGTTAACCGCGTTAACGGTGACGCTCGCGTCCTTGAGGACAAATACGGCCATGAGTTACTCCTTTTCGGCCTTTTTGGTGGATTCGGACAGGTGTCCGGCTTCGATGAGCGCCTCGACGTTGCAGCCGAGAAGCTCTTCGTCGGTGATCGTGTCGCCGGCCTTCTTACCGTCGACGAGATCCGAGACGACTTTGTAACTAGCCATAGGCTTCTACCTCGTATTCGTAAGCGAAGAACTCGACGCCGCCCATACTAAGCGAAACGGGTGTGGCGCGGGTGACTCTCATCGTCGAGCATGATCCGTTAAGGGTGCCGCCCGATTCGAGCGCAGTCTTGACGGAACCCGCACCGGAGCCAGCGAGGAGCGCGTCCAGCGTGTCCGCCCCGGATCGCTCCGACATTCGGGAAACGACGAGATAGCACGAGAAGGTCGCAAGGTCGAGGCCGCGAGCGTTCGCTTCGTCCCATTCGATCGAGACATTCCCGACGATCGCCGAAGGTGTCGCCGGAGCCGTGTCCGGGATGTAGTCGTAGACGGTGCGAATCGACGCGATCGTGTCGAGCGCGGTAGCGGCCCCGCCGCGAAGCTGCGAGATCGTGATACTCAACCGACGACCTCACGGCGGTATGCCCGTACCATCGCCGAAATGTCACGCCCGAGGGGGGACATTCGGATAGCGCCCATTTCGGAGAGACCGAGGACGCCACCGACGGAGTCTTTCCGCTTGTAGAGATCGGCGCACAAGATGAGGGTCGCTTCGACGATGTCGTCGGGGATCGCGGGCCAGCCCCATCGGGCGGTGACGCGGACGCCCGGACGGTAGTTCCACGGATACGGGAAGTATTGGGTTCCGAGCGAGGTGAGAAGCGTGAAGGGCCGCCCGGTGGCGAGGGCGTTGAAAGGCTCGACGATGAAGTCGGTGTTATAGACGAGATTCGTCGAGTAGTTCGTTCCGTCGGTCGAGATGTCGACGGTTAGCCCGGTCGTGGTGGAGATGTCGTCGACGAGAAGCGACACGGGGGACACGGCGCGGTAGAACCGCTGCGACGTCGTGGAGTCTTGGTAAAAGTAGCGTCCAGCGATCCTGTCGATCGAACGCGACGCGGATTCGACGATCTGCTCGAGCATCGCGTCGTCGACGGTGTCCGCGACGGGGATCCCGAGGTAGGCCTTCGCGGTGGCGAGAGTGACGTAACCGTTCGTGATCGTCACTTCTTCACCTTTCGGACGGCGGCCTTCTTGGCGGGTTTCGGGGTGAAGCCCTCCTCGGCTGGCACAGTCGACGAGAGCCGAGAGAGGACTTCGGAAACGTCGCAGCCGAGGAGGACCAACTGGTCGACCACTTGACGCGCACGGTCGACGCGACCGCGCCGGACGTAACCGTCGAGTTCTCGACGGAGTGCGGCTTCGATGAGTTCTTTCATGGGTGGGGAACTTGCCCCGGGGCTGCGCTCCCCGGGGCGAAGTGCTAGGCCCAGTTCGCCGTGATGAGGCCGGTGCCGGTGATCGCCGAGAACGCGGTCGGGTACTTGCCCGCCGTGTATGCGGAGAAGCCGAAGACCACGGTCCGAATGGCGATGTTGCCGTCGGGCTGCTCGAAGCGGACGTAGAGGGGGTTCCCGCCCTGATCTTCCCAGATGTATGACTCGCGGAAGTCGCCGACGATGACCGCGGTCTCGTTGGTACCGGTTCCGAGGTTCGTTGGGACGTTGGCGTCTGCGACGACCGGGATGCCGAGAACCTGAAGGCCGCCGAGGTCGTAGCCGGGGCGGTCGTAGGTGCCGGGAGCATTGAACGGGTTGCCCGCGGTTGGCGAGAAGATCGGACGGTTCGTCGAGTCGAGGGCGCGGAGCCAGCAACCGATGAGCGACGGATGCGCGACGATGTGGGTCGCGTGTCCGAAGTAGTCGGTCGAGATGTCCGACACGGCTTCGACAAGCTTCGGGAAGAACTCGGCCCACGTTGGCGAAGCGTCGGTGTAGGTCACCGAGCCGATGCCCGAGGTGTTGAGGATTCCGCGATGCTCGCCCGACGAGCCGGAGCCGTTAACGGCCAGACCGTCGAGTTTCGTCTGGTAGGAGCGGATCGCGTCGCCGAGAAGCTGCGTCTCAACGCCGGTGCCGCGGAGGACCGCCTGCTTCGAGATGTCGAACATCGACGCGACGGTGTTCACGTTCACGGTGAGGAGCGTGTCATCGGGCGAGGACTCGGTCGGAGCGGTGTTCTCCGAAGCCTGCACATACGAGGTTATGCCCGTGGTCAGTCGTCCGACGTTCACGGTCATTCCAGAGGCGGGGAGTGCCGCGTTCGTCGAAATGTCCAACGTCGGGCGGCCCGCACGACGAAGCGGCGCGAACTGATCGACGAGGTACTGCGGGATCACAAGACCGGCGAAGTTACTCGAACCCGAGTCGCGCTTCTCCAGACGGATCTCGTTCTGATAGCGGGCGATCCGCTCGCGGGCCTCGTACGATCCGCCGAACTCGGCGGCCATAGCGTCGGCGAGAAAGTCGTTCGCGCTACGAGCGTGATAGGTCGCCTCTTCCGAGGTGACGCGGTAGCCGCCGGTGCGGGTCTCGACCGGCTTGTCGCCGTCGACCTTCGCGACGATTTCGGCGTGTGCCGCGTTGCGGGTTTCGATCTCGGCGATCTGGCCGATGCGCTCGTCGAGTTTTTCGACTTCCAACTTCAGAGCCTGAATGTTGGCGAGTTCAATCTCGGTGATGTCGCGATCTTCGTCCGCGGCGCGGGCGAGGGTCGAGTCGATAAGGGAAGTCTTAGCCGACCGCTGCTCGGTCAACTTCGACAAGAAGGCGTTAGCCATTGTGGGTGTCTCCTGTGAGATGTTGTCGGTTTGGGTTGCCGAGGTGTCGATCCGTCCGGTGAGAGGTGCCGCCTTTGCGGGGTGTCTGCTGCCGGTGTCGAGGTGTCGTTATTTGGAAGAATAGCGAACGGCGCGAAGATCCGCGAGCATTTCTTCGACTTGTTCGCGGCGGGACCGAGCGGAGACGTTCGAGGCTCCGGCTTCGCGGTAGTAGCCGCGGACCGTCTCGTCGTTCTCGAAGGCGTAGTCGATCGGCGAGTCGGCGGCGAGGGCAAGGATCGCGGACCGCTTCGCCTCCTGCGAGCCGACGAGAATTAGGTCGTCCCATTCGAGGCCGATGTCGTCGAGGAGGCGTTCCGTCTCAGGCCGCCGATTAGGGTCGCGGCCCGTGATGACATAGACCTCACGGCCGAGGGCGTTAATCTTGTCGATCGTTTCGCGGATCGGTCGGGTTCCGTTGCGGACGATGGTGTCATCTA